GATGGTTTGCACCACCTGCACCTGGCTCATCAAGCACTGTGATGGTCAGCGTGTCGTTTGCTGGGTTAATCTTGTGGTCTTCAATTACTCGCATCGTTTTCTCCTAAAAGTACCGGTGGCCGACCGGTGGCGGTGTTGTGAACTTTGCAACAGTGTATCACGCTTTAGTGGGCTTGCGTGTGTTTATTCGTAGATTTCGGAAGCCTTTGCGGCCACCGTATGTTTTGCCAACCATGTCTTCGGTGATCAGCGTTGCTGGTGTGTCGGCCTGCATCGATGCGCTGATGGTCCAGCCGTCGAGCAACACCTTTTCCGCGTCACCGATGTGCTCGAGCAGCTTGGCTTTGCACACCTGTTTGTCTTCTTCCCAGTTGGCTGCCTGTGCTGCGGCGTTCTTGTAGTCGGCCACCAGTTGTGCGAGCGTGGTGTCGTCGCTGGAGTCGATCACTTTGCCTGGCTGTGCGTACTGGTTGAGCTTGATGACAACGTCCGCGTCGCCTGGCATCACTGGTGTGGGTTCTTCCTTGGCGTCGATGGTGCGCCAGAAGTCCGCCACTTTGGCTTTGATGGCGGCGATGACTTCTTCGTCGCGCTGGCGCTCGATGACAACGCCTCGGTTGCCGCCAATGAATGCGCCGATGAATGCACGCTTGAATCCGCTCACGGCCATCTGGTGCTGCACCTGCATCTCGATGTGCTCTGGTGCTTCGATGCTGCCGTCGTCGTGTTCAATCCAGCCGTCGCGGAATGCAAGATAGTCGACGTTCTTGATCTCCAAGTGGACCGGACCGCCTTCGAGGTTGGTGATCACGAAGTCGAACGAGCTGCCCATGCGTGCGTCTGGGTCGCGCATGTATTCCTTGAGTGGCTTGATCTGCCAGCCTTGTTCTTCTGCGATGCCGTGGGCGATGGCTGCTTCCAGCCGGTTGCCCCACTTCATGCGGTCGTTGACTTTAAAGTCTGCCGTGATGTGATTGCTCTTGCGGTGCCAGAGGTCAAAGTGTGTGACGTATGGGCTCATGCCAAACAGCGCGGCTGATTCGGTGCTGGTCACGTCCTTGGTGCGCAGGTCGAGCCACTGTTGCTCGCTGGTGGTGATGATGATTTCGGTGGTCATTTTGCTCTCGGTTGGTTGGTTAATAGGCTGCGCGCATGCGTGCTTCGCGTTGTGATTCGTAGCGGTCGATGGCCAGCTCAAGGTTGTGCGCGTCGGCTTCGCTGCGGCGGTGCTTCACGTACTCTTGCTCAAGGCTTTGGATCACCGTGTCGCTGAGCAGGTTAAAGATTTCAGCGCCGTTGACGTAGACGTGCCAGAGGTTGTTGCTGTAGTCGTCGAAGTAGCATTCCAGCTTGGCGTCGCTGTCGTCGCGCATGTTGGCCATGTACATGGTTAGGTCGTCGTGTCGGCTCATAAGGTTCTCCTGTTGTGTTGCGATAACTGCATCATGCCACACAAATCTGCCACGATGCAAATAAATGTGATTGAGTTGCTGAATTGCAACAAATGCAACGCGTTGCGTTTTTTGCTACAATGGCCGCATGAATACTGAAACAAATCAAACCCCAGCCGAGACGCCTGCGGACAAGTGCATTGCTGCCTTTGGTGGTGTGCGTGCTCTTGCGCGTGAGCTTGGCCGCAATCAATCCAGCATCAGCCGTTGGCGCATGCCCAAAGAAGAGGGCGGCACTGGCGGTGCTATCCCCACCTCGATGCAGGGCCGCGTGCTGGCTCTGGCTCGTGCGCGTGGCTTGAGCTTGGTGGCCGAGGACTTGATTCTGAAAGCCGCCGAGCATGGTTTCTGACCGCCAGCTGGCGTCCATCGTGTCGGTCGATCGCTACGAGCTGCCCAGCAACATCGCCAAGCGTGCCGGTGTGCGTCGGCTCAGCAACGCGTCGCTTGGGCGCTTGTACCGTGCTGGCATCCTTGAGCGCGTGCCTGGGCCTGTGTGCTTCATGTACCGCTCTAAACAGATGAGGATTAAATGAACCCTACTGATATACACGGCATGGCGCTGGCGCTTGGGCTGCCTTCTGCGCTGGCACAGATTGAGGCTGTTAAGCAGCTGGTGGCTGAGGCAGTGGCTGCTGAGCGTGAGGCGTGTGCTCAAATTTGCGAACAGTTTGCAGATCAAGACAGCGGACCTGATGGAATTCTCATCGACTACCACGCACATCTAATTCGCGCCAGGGGCAACGCATGACCATCACCCTGCGCACCTACCAGAACACGCTCATCGAGCGCACGCGTGCCAACTTCATCGCAGGCAAGACGAGCCAGCTTCTCGTGCTTCCCACTGGTGGTGGCAAAACAGTTTGCTTCTCGTACATGGCAAGCAAGGCTGTGGAGAAGGGCCTGCGCGTTTGGATTCTTGCCCACCGCGTCGAGCTGCTGGAGCAGATCTCGCGCACGCTCACGTCGTTTGGTGTGGCCCACGGCATGGTCGCGCCCAGCTATCTCGGCGACCGCCATGCTCAGGTGCAGGTGGCTTCGGTGTTCACGCTGGTGCGTCGCATGGACCGCTATGCTGAGCCGGACCTCATCATCGTGGACGAGGCTCACCACGCTATCAGCGATAGCACATGGGGCAAGGTAATCACAGCTTATCCACAAGCCAAGCTGCTAGGCGTCACGGCCACGCCCATTCGTTTGTCTGGCGAAGGACTGGGCGATTTGTTCCAGTGCATGGTGCAGGGTCCGTCGATGCGCGACCTTATCGGCTTGGAAGCGCTGAGCCCGTACCGTTTGTTTGCGCCTGCCGGTGTCGATCTGTCTGGCGTGCACACCCGCATGGGCGACTATGTGCGTGGCGAGCTTGAGGCTGCGGTCGACAAGCCGTCCGTGACCGGCGACGCTGTGTCGCACTACAAGCGGCTGGCTGATGGCCGTTGCGCTGTGGCGTTTTGTGTTTCGGTGAAGCACGCTCAAAACGTGGCGGACCAGTTCAACGCCAGCGGCATCGTGGCGCGTGCCATCGACGGTGCCATGGAGCGTGACCTGCGCTCGGCCATCTTGGCTGAGTTCGCGGCTGGCAAGGTGCAGGTGCTCGCGTCGTGCGACCTGATCTCTGAGGGTTTCGACGTGCCGGCCATCGAGGCTGCCATCCTGTTGCGCCCCACCCAGTCGCTAGGCTTGTACTTGCAGCAGGTCGGGCGTGCGCTGCGCACCTTTCCTGGCAAGACAGAGGCCATCATCCTTGACCACGCTGGCAACGTGAAGCGCCATGGCCTGCCGGACGAGGAGCGGCTGTGGTCGCTGGACGGCTCGGTCAAGAAGCGCGGCGAGAAAAAATCTGAGGTGCCGGTCAAAACGTGCGCCGAGTGCTTTGCCACCGTGTCGTCCTTGGCCACGCACTGCGGCTGTGGCTACGAGTTTCCTGTGGTGGAGCGCGAGCTCAATCAGGTGGACGGTGAGCTGGAGGAAGTCACCGAGGCTCAGGCGGTCAAGGCTCGCAAGCAAGAGCAGGGCAAAGCATTTACGGTGGACGATCTCATTGCCATCGGTCGCAAACGCGGCATGAAGCGTCCCGAGCTGTGGGCGCGTCACGTGATGCGTGCACGCCATGCCAAGGACGCGCGTCGTGCATGAGTGTCTAGGCTGCCAGCGCTGTGAGGCTGGTCCTGTGGTGACGCTCATCGATGGGCGCGTGGTGTGCAACTTCTGCGAGGACTGGCGTGCTGAGTGCGAGGCTCGTCACGTGTTGGCCATGCCCAGCATCCATGCTCGGCGCGAGTACATCGCTGGCATCTCGAAGCGACGCGGCGATGCTGCTGGCAATGCGTTCGCTGCGCTGGTGCGTGCGGTCCACGCCCACCGAAAGGCCACCCGTGTCTGAGGCGGACTTGATGCGCTCGATCATGCTGGCGCTGTCTGAGGCTGGCCACATGGTGTTTCGAGCCAACGTCGGATTGTTTTACACGCGCGACGGGCGTCCGGTGAAGTCAGGCCTGCCGGTTGGTTTCTCGGACCTGTTCGGCTTCACCAGCGATGGCCGTCCGTTTTTCCTCGAGGTCAAGACCGCCACCGGTCGCATCTCGCCTGCGCAGCTGTCGTTTCTCAACGCAATGCGGGTGCGTGGCGCGTTAGCCGACGTGGTCCGGTCCGTCGAATCTGCTCTGTGGGTGTTGCGAAAAGTGCAATAACTATGGTACATTTCTTTCGGGGCTTGGTCTGACTAGCTATCAGGCGACGAAGCATGACCCTGGCGAGTGCTGCCCCACTTTTATCGCCGGTTTTGAGAGCCAGGTATGAATGCACAACAAGAATTTAGAGACGCCATTGCTGCTGCTGGGTTGACACCGCCCGACGAGATCATTGGTGACGGCAAAATCCA